AATCACCAGTACGGCTAAACCAAATATAGTTAGGCTTGCTATCAGTAGCAGCAACTACAAAACGATCTTGATAGAATGTACATAATTTAGGATAACCTCTACCCCTATTCCAACTGCCTAACTTCCATTGGTGGCTAGGTTCACCCTCTTTAATACCATTCAGAACATTAACCTTTGCATTCTTAGCATCAGTTACGCTTTTAATCTCAACGATACCATATTGAGTGAACGGCATAATAGATAAGTCGCAATTCACAGAACCACTCTTAATATCCGATACATATTTAAGCCTTGCTCCAGCCTCTATCTTTCCTGTATCAGTAACATTGTAGTCATTCTTAGATGTGTACGTTCTGTAGTCTTTCCATGTTTGCCCATCGTTGTTAGAAATCTGTAATTTAACTGTACCTTCCCATGTGCCGTGTGTTGTGAATTTCCATGATAACTCTGTATCGGTACTGTACGAGTCAACATTGTAATTGATATTGTTGTAGGTTTTTTCGATAGTCTGTGCTTGCATATAGCGTTTTACTTTTTTCTCTACCACTTCGCCAGCTGACTTAGTATGTACCGCCTCAACGTAATATGCAATCTGAATAACACTACCTACCATATCAGATGTAAATAGATCTTTAGTCGATGTGATTGTATCACCGCTAACAGTCAATGTATGCCCATTATCGGTATTAATATCATCGTAAGGTTGCTCGGTTAGTTTGTATGCACTCATTCGCCAGCCAGTATCACTATATCGTGATAGCGTTTGAATAGGGTACTTACCACTACAAATGAACATTACATCGCCACTTTGGATGCAGTTTAATTCGCCTACAACGTCCGCCTCAAATGGTGTTGATACCTCAACATTTGTATATACACCATTTCGCCATACTCTAACATACCTATCACCAAATTCAAGCATGAATGATTGGTTCTTATTGGTGGTAAATTCAAACAGTCTAACAGGTTTATCATTGTACTTAGCGTAACCAATAAACTGCGAACCTTGCCTACGTGCCACCGCTCCATAAGGTCTGATTACCGCATTTTCAGCAAGCAGTAATGCACTTTTATATTGCTCAAGGTCAAATCGACTAGATACATCAGGCGATACCTCGCCTGTAGTAAATGCGACTTGTCCGATAAACATCGGTTGCATATTACCAACTCCTTGCTTTCAAATAGCTAGATACATAAGGCATATCTAGTCTACGTTCTTTTGCGCTCATAGATTTTGCCTCTTGTAATGCTGCTTGATATAACTTGTACGATTGGTCGAATAAACCGCTATTGCCTGTTAGTGGCATTGCTAAATCAGATGCCATCTTACACACCAATGCTTTAACAAATATAGGGTTCATTACATCAGCATCGGTTATATCGTACACATAATCAATATGCATTAGTGGTACATCAGATACGATGTACTTTGTATTGTTATCAGTTAGGTAAACATCATATTCACGTTGCTTTTCCGCTCGGTATCGTTCACCCTGTGGAATTACCGCAAGGATGCGAACACATTTTTCAGGATATGCATACACATAACCCCAACCATCAATCTTATGTTCAGATAACACCGCACGTTCACGTTTTCGTGCAAAGTTCCATTCATATTGTTCTAACAATACTTTTCTTGTTAGATCATAATGCAATCTGCATTGTCTAGCAGGTTCGTTTTCTTCTGCAATAGAACGTATTCGACCAGCATTGATAAGCGATAATGCTTGATTGCAAATATCAGTAGGTGTCATACTCTCACCTCTCTATAAAAAAAGAGGGATGCATAAGCACCCCTCGTTCAATTATTCAGCAGTTTCTTCCGCTTTTTTACCACGTTTCTTTGGTGTAGGTTCTACAGTTTCTTCCGCAGGTTCTACCGTTGGTTCATCAACTTCAACCGGAATACCCTCAAAAGTTTCATGACCAAACTGTTCAATGATTTCTGCAGAAACATCAATTTCTACACCCTCATCAACAACACCAAAATCGCACAAGTAAATTTTCTTTTTAGTTGTTACTAACATAGTTACCCCCATTAAATTGTATTCGCATCAAACACCAAGAATGCAGAAATAGCGCCAGCAGTCATATTGTTAGCGTTAATTCTGATATACTCTTTTGCACCTTGTCCTAAACGTGTAACAATCTCTGTACCTGCTTTAGCGTTTGCAGGCAACGTAATGCCATGAAGTAAAACTGCATTAGCCATATTTTCTTTATCAGAGGTATACACATTGAATAAAGGTGTACCAGTTACATCTTTTTCAAGGCGAATTACAAGCCAAGGTGCAACATATGCATTACCAGCACCACCATTATAAACAACGTCGGAATTTGTGTTTGTAGTAATATCTTTACGTAAGAAAAACGTATTATCTTTATCTAACATCATAAGTAGTTACCCCCTTAAATTATCGTACTTGTTGTTCGCCAATGATCAATGCATCAGTTCGTCTAACTGGTGTACCATTGAAATCAACTGTAATTTTACCCGGCTCTTCACCAGCTGCAGTTTGGTATTTATGCCCCTCGTTAAGTTGTTTACGCAAGAAACCACGAACAGTTTTATTCATGTACCAAACTGGTCTACCCATACCTAGGTTAGGCACTTTTTCTTCTGCATCAATCATTATGTCGATTAAATCAGCACCAGTGGATGCATCCTTTTTAAGTTTAGTAACATCAATGTTTGCAATGCGAACCACATATCTCCAATCACGAACAGTTAAGCCGTTTTTCCATTGGTAGTGTGTTTGGTATGCTTTATACTTTTTACCCTCTGTTGTTGTTACATCAACAACACCATCATCTTCCATTTCAAAGCCAGCTTTAGAACCTTTTGGATAAATACCATGTACTGTATTAGGACTCCACACCACAAGCCAAATAGATGTTAAGTTCGCACCAGTACCGCCAGCATCAATAATGTTTTCACCACTTTTAGCGGTTTTGTCAGAATAACGTGGTGTCAAACCAATAAACTTTTCTGGCATTGCTTTAGAACCATAGAATAGAGTGGATGCCATTTCTTGGTTCATTGCTTCTAGGAATGCACGATCTTCTTGTAAACGGAATTCTTTTGCGTTGTTAGCAATCTTTGCCAATTCACGGTCAACAACTGCATACGCCTCTAGCATACCGCAAGTGTCAGTAGCTTGTGCAGTTGCAGATTTACTAGGTTCTACACCATCATTAAACACACGCCATGCAACTTTAGGTAAGCCAGTTCGTACTGTAGATACATTACCAGTAGGTAAGTTACCCTCTAGCATAGTCATATCTGTTAAAACTTCGTTTGTTTGGTTCATCATCTCAACAATTTTGTCAAGATTACCATCACCTGTCATACGTTTTGCAACGTCTAAAATAGTTGGGTTCATAGTTCCGATTGCCATTAATTAATCTCCTTTTACATATCCTTATAAATTCGATTTGCTAATTCTTGTTCAGTTGTAATTTCTGTAGCTGGCTTGCTATTGCTTGTATTGCTATCTTCACCAGCCATGCCAGCGATCTGCGCAAACAACTGAATTAACTCAACACGATTTCCTAAACCATTTTCAGCTAAAATTTCACGAATGTTTGGGATAGATTTTTCTACTACTTCTACACCTGCGCCTGCCTTAGCTACAGTTTCATCGTATTTATTACCTAATACCTCTTTTGTGTGTTCTACGTAGTTGTTATACTGTTCTACCAAAGCCTCTTGCCTTTTAGCTTCATAAGCAGTTACAAGATCAGTAGCATACTTGTTACCAAATTTAGCTAACTCTACCGCCTGCTCTTGCGTAGCACCTACACCATTAAGCATTTTAGAAAACTCATCTGCGATTGTTTGGTCTACTTCACCACTTTCAAATGCTTTTGTGAAATCATAAACAACAGGTTCTGCAGGTGGTTCTTGGTTACCGCTTGTGTCAGTACCACCACCTAAGATTGTTCCTTGTTGTTCTTGTGTATTCGTGTCTTGTGGTGTACCACTTTCCGCACTCATTGTGTTATCATTCGTGCCTTGTTCTAATTCTTCTGCCATGTGGTTTATTCACCTTTCTCTTTTAATGCCTCAAATAATTTTTGTTGTTCGATATATTCCAGTTGTGCTTGATGATATTTCTTTACACCCTCCACACCATCACCAATTTGTCCTAGCATATTCATGTATGCTAAACCTACTTTTCGTTTACCCTCGTTAAAGAATGTTTCAGAATTACCAGTAAACGATTGTTTCAATATGTCGGTTCGGTCTAAAAGCCTACAAAAAAACCACCTACCAAGTTCAGTACTTAGTACGTGGTTAAGTGCATCAATATCACGATCACGAATATATTCTTGTTTTGTTTTACTCATCTACACCCCCATACCCATTAACTGTTGCATTACTGGGTTTCCATCATTGGCTGCATCTGTTGCTTGTTTAGCAGCACCAGCCATTTGAGGTGCTAATTGTGCCATTTGTAATGCTTGTGCTTGTTCTTCTTGCTCTTGTTGTGCTTGTTCTTGTTCTTCCATAAGTGCTTTATACTCATCATTGGAACGAATAACCTTAATTGGTACACCAAGATTTACACCATAGATGTCAGCTGCCTCTTCAAAGTTGAATTTCTGAACGATGTTAGCATTGCCCTGTGCTAATGACATAATGAATGCATAGTACTGTTCAATATTAACCAAGGATGACATTTTCTGTGCTTGTGCTAATGGTGAAATGTATTCAATCTTCACATCCAAACCATTTAGCATTTCCGCTGCTTCATCGTCAATCGGTGGAAATATTCCAGCTCTATCCAAGATGCCATAAGTACGTTCAATGATTGGGTTCAAGAACTCACTTTGTAAGCGTTCAACTACAGGACCTAATTGTTGCATCTTTTCTTGTGTACGCTCCATAACCTCACGTGCGGTCATTTTCCCTGCATCAAGGTTATCAAGCATCAAGAATAAGTCAGCACTATAGGCACGTTTAATACTTTCAGATACAAACTGTATCTTAGCTTGTACATTCGCAACATCAATGCCTACATTAAAGATTGGTTCTACCTTTTCGTTAGTATCAACTTCCGTTACACCACCCGGAAATAGATTTACGCTACCAATAACACCAGATGATGCACTCATAGGTGGTTTAATACCCAGTTCAATAGCCGTTACTAAGTCTTTCTCTAAGAGTTGTAACATCTGTGCATCTGACTGTGCGAACCATGCACACCCTTTACCATAACCGCTTAGATCATGTGTAGTGTGTCTTGCAATCGGTATCGCCCACTCCTCAAACCCACTATGTCGCAAAATTTCATCTGTGTTGCTATCCTCGCACCAGTAGATAGATGAATAAGGCATATTCTTATTGCCTAGTTTTCCGTTGCGGTCTTTGTTAGGCAATACAAACCAACATACAATAAATGTACTTGCATTACCCTTACCCTCATCATAAGCACGTTTAACTTTATCAGGGCAAGCGTTATACCCAAATTCCTCAACCAACTGGTCAGCAGTCATTCGGTACTTGCGACCAAATGTATTTACATCACCATTACTACCACACTCTAATGCATATGTACCAATAGGATAAGATGTAAATCGTACACCTACTTTTGCATCTGGCATGATACTCATAGGCGATTGACCAAACGGCAACTCCATATAGGTTTGGTGTACTGTGTTATAAAAGTTAGACTTAGCAAATACTGCGTACAATATTTGTTCTCTATCATCTAACACTTCCGCTACCTTACTATTAGCAGCTAATTCAGCATTCTCTAACGTGAGTTTAAACCACTTTCTACTAGGCGGTGTCATACCGCTCATAACGCCACTAGCGAATATTTGGCAACTTTCCCAAGCTACACCGTTATTAATTTTATCGGTGTAGACTTTCGATTGGTCTTGCTCATCATCGAACACCCCAAGGAAAGGTAGTTGATAATCTCGAATATCTTTCCACCTAGAAATGTACTTTTGACGATTATCGAACATCGCATTAAACTTCGCCTTAATTTTCGTGTAATCACGTTTTTTAGGTTCTGTGTTAGTTGGTTGTCTAGCAAGCGTTGATAGGATAGTTCCTTGCATATCTAACCCCCTAATGTTGTTTTAGTGCCAGTTGCCGTAGATAAGATAGTACTTTCAAAACCTTTCTTACCTTTCTTTTTCTTTGCATACCAATCTTCACCAGTTGTTGTAGTAGCATCATCCGTTTGTACAGTTGGTGCTGGTGCTGGCATTGGTGTGTTCGGCATCCTATTTTTCATGCACATTTAATCACCCCTTATCTTTTAAATGGATCATACTCAGTGTTAGCATGAACCCTACTCCCAACATTCACTTTTTTAGTGACCCTGAACGCAAAGGTCAAGGC